CTCATCCAAGCATGAGAGCGCAGCTTGAATTGCCTTCAGCAACTGTTGTTCGCGGGTCGTGGCAGGTTGGCCTGTATCTGTTCTGTTCACTTCTTCATTCCTCGAAAGTAGTTTCTTCATCAAGTCTTCTCCCTTCATCGGTAACGCTTTTCGACGGCCCTCAGGACGCCAATGATCTTGCTATCCCCGAGCGGCTTGATCGGGTATCGAGGATTCAGCGGCTTGAGATACCAGTCTGCCCCGTCCTTCACGAGCTGCTTGAAGGTCGTCTCTTCATCGCCGTTCTTGGCGATCACGAAATCCCCAGGAAGCGGATCCATCTCGGGCTCGATGATGAGGATGGCCCCCTCTGCAAACTCGGGTTCCATGCTGTCGCCGGTGACTCGTAGAGCGAAGGTGTGCTGATGGATCGGGACGGCTGTGTGGATCAATTCTTGTCCACCATCCCCCGGGTGGAAGTTGTCTACGAACGCGGTGTACATGCCTGCTTGAACGTTGGAAATTAGTGGTACAGCCCCCCGAACTGCGGGACCAGCCACGATATTTTCATCACCGTTCAGTCGATCCAGCCATCCAGCAGGCAGTTGTGCGAATTCTTCTATGGATCTTGCCACCTTTTCACCAAAGGATGCCTTGCCCGACAGAAGGTCGGACGCTTGATTCGGCTTTTTTCCGATCGCCAGACCGATGGCAACCGGCCCCTCCAGGCCGCGATGTAGGGCGAATTGCTTAAGGCGCGCTATGCGCACAAGTTTCAGGCTCATGCGGGGGGATTGAACCTCCGCACGCTCATCGGATGATGTTGACATCTCATTCATCGAATGATGTAATGCGTCCATGGACCTTAAAACGTATGTATCCAACCTCAGCAAGGTGGATCGTGCCACGTTCGCGGATAGGTGTGGGGCATCCATAGGGCACATGCTGAACGTCGTCTATGGCGTTCGGACAGCATCTACTGAACTTGCCGTCGCCATCGAGCGCGAATCAAACGGTGCGGTCACCCGGATCGAGATGTTCCCAGAGACGTATGGGAACAAGTGGCCCGAGCTTATGAGGGGCTGACCATGCGCCCCTTGGTGACGCCCTTCCTCCTGCTGGTCGTCGGCGTCTTCTTCTCCCTCTTCTTCATGTTTGAAGACGAGCTTCTCTCCGCTGCCCTCTCCTGCGTGATCGCAGGTATCGGCTGGGCCGAGTTCAAGGCGTCCGTGAACTTCAACGAAGACACCGGGAACGAGTAGTACGGCGGTATTAACCATGACCGCAGTTTCACTACGTTCATGGGGTCATTCAATGGGTCATTCGATAAATCCTTCTTATTGATGAGGCAGCGATGGAACAACTTCCCCTTCGTCTCCTGTGCCGGATCGACGCTCCCAGCGTGGTCCCCCCGTCAATGGTAGATGCCTGCCTGACCTACCGGGATGTCGTAAAGCTCTGCTGGCAGCTTCGTCGGGTCAGGAACATGACTCAGGCCACGCTGGCTGCGGAAGCGGGTCTGTACGCCCCCCATGTCACTTGCTATCTCCATGACGGCAAGAGGAAGCGGGATTTGCCTGCATGGGCGATCCGTGGATTCGAGATCGCCTGTGGGAATACGGCCATCACTCAATGGCTCAGCAGGGGCGCAAAGCTCACTGTTCTGGAAGAGATCCAGGCTGAAAGGCTCGCAGCATGAAGAGCGTTTTCCAGTGGCGCGACCATCCAAGTTGGCTGGCCGGCGAACTCCAGAAGAAGAAGGCCAAGAAGCCGGATCTCGAACCCAAGCGCCTGCACATCTATGCGGAGGCGACAGTTTCCGACCAGACCCGCGAAGACCAGATCACCCAGACCAACAGGGAGTGCGAATATCACTTCGCGCTTGCCCAGAAGGTCACGGATGACGTGATGCGGGGCTATCACAGGGATGAGGCTCGCCGGCTTGCTGCAAAGGCCCGTGCGCTGATCCTGGGCCGCTCTGAGGGCTTCATTGCGAAGCTGGAGCAGGAGAGGGGTCTGCGCTGATGGCTCGTATTCGGACGGTCAAGCCTGAGTTCTTTACGAGTGAGGACATCGTGTCCCTGTCGCCTCTGGCCCGGTTGCTCTATATCGCGATTTGGTGTGAGGCAGACAAAGAGGGGCGCCTTGTGTGGAAGCCATTGACCTTCAAGCTGCGCTATTTCCCTGCGGACAACTGCGACATCAAGGCTTTGTGTGACGAGATCGTCACGGCCGGCATGGTGCAGTTGTATGGCAATGGGTATGCCGTAGTTCCGACGTTCAAGGCACACCAACACATCAACCCACGCGAGAGTGCCTCACAACTCCCCGACCCTGACGCGTCAACCACGCGTCAACCACGCGTCGGCACGCGTCAACCACGCGACAGTGACGCACAGGGAGGAAGGGAAGGGAAGGGAAAGGAAGGAGATATACGCGACGCGTCGCGTGATGAGCCTCCCGGCTTCGCCGATTTCTGGAAAACATGGCCGGACACCGACCGGAAACAAGCCAAGGGCAAGTGCCTCGAGGCTTGGAAAAAGGCGAGCGCAGAGCGTGACGCTGCGGTGATCCTGGCCCATGTGCAAAGCCTGAAGTTGTCGGCCGGATGGACCAAGAACGGCGGCGAGTTCATTCCCGCCCCGCTGGTCTACATCAACCAACGTCGGTGGGAGGGCGCAAGTGCCGAGCCGACGCAACCGGAGACCTTCGTATGAACGGCCATCAGGCTTTGATTGCCATGCGTCGGGATCGTCGGGTTCCGCGCTGCGTCTGGGTGACGGACGGCGACGACCCTCGAGCAAAGGACTGGGACGACGAGATCAACCACGCCGACCAGCGCCGGCATGCGGTGATCGAACTCGCGGCGTCGGACATACCGGAGGCGCTCGACTTCCGGTGCGTTGTCGGGCTCGAGGTCCACGTCTCTGCCGAACGGGGAGTGGCTCGAGCAACGCGCATCCATGAGGCGTTGATCGAGGCAAAGGCCGAGAAGGTCATCACGTCGATCCATGGTGCCGATGGCATCGAACTTTTACTTCACGGAGTCGCAGATGGCGGAAATCATCACGGCTGACAACATCGATTTTTCGTTCTACGAGAACGAAACCGATGCTCAGCAAAAGGTCAAGCCTGCCGCCCTTTGGGTGCAAGAGCTGATCGAGCGCATTCGGGTTCCGGTCGCCCAGCCTCGAGCCGTCCTGCCATGGCGGAAGACCCATGGAATCGTGCAGCTTCGTCCTGGCGAGGTCACGGTGTGGGGCGGTGCCAATGGGGCAGGGAAGTCCCTCGTTACCGGCCAGATCGCTTTGTCCCTCTGCGCGCAGAACCAGAAGGTTTGCATCGCCAGCTTCGAAATGAAGCCGATGAAGACCCTCGAGCGCATGGGGCGGCAGTGGTCTGGCGAGAACCCGGACCATCCTGCCTTCCGTGGTCATCGGGAAGCCACTGACCGTCTTGTCGATGTCTACGAGCAGTTCCGCGACTGGACGACCGGGAAGCTCTGGCTGTACGACCAGCAAGGGACGGTGACCGCTACGCAAGTCTGCGCCGTGGTCCGGTATTGCGCAAAGGAAAAGGGGATCACCCATTTCTTTGTAGACAGCCTCATGAAGTGCGTATCGGGCGAGGACGATTACAACGGTCAGAAGGCGTTCGTCGACCAGTTGACCGCCATTGCTCGAGATTACGGCGTGCATGTCCATCTTGTGCACCACATCAAGAAGCCGTCCAACGAGGACCACAAGCCCAACAAGTATGACTACAAGGGCACGGGCGCCATCACCGACCAGGTGGATAACGTCATCAGCGTCTGGCGCAACAAGATCAAGGAGCGCAACCGCGAGGCAGGAAAGGGTGTCAGCGATGGCGAGCCTGATGCCCTCCTGATCTGCGACAAGCAGCGCAACGGGGAGTGGGAGGGAAACATTGGCCTCTGGTTCCACAAGGACAGCCAGCAATTCCTCGGAGCGGCCGGCGACGACCCGCTTTCTCTCTACCTCGACCCGGAGACTTGAATGAATGGAAACCCGACTCGCTGCGGAGCTACCCCATCTTGTGCGTCTTGCACAGACAAACCTTGCATTCGCCGAGTACGCCCGGTGGAAGGCTCAAGCGATGGCGCTCAAGAACCCGATGGAGTTCAACGAACTGCCTGTACTGCTGAGCAACGCCGTGCGCTTGAGGCTACATGGCCCGAAGCGGCCCTATATCACCAAGTGAAGGAAACGAAATGACTCTTACCGTCCCTGTTTTGCTGCTTTGGACGCTTGGTATCGCCGGAGGAGTGATCGTGCTATCCGGGTTGATTGTCGTGGGCATCTTTGCCTTCGTGGGTTGTGGTCTCTTAAGGGGTTGCACTGGTGACCGCCATTGACCCGAACCGCGCCATCGACTTCATTCTCAAGGAGTCGCAGCACTTCGCAGCCGCGAAGGCCCAGCGGGTTTACCTAGAGCATTTCCTGAAGTCAAAGAAGGCTCTCCTGATGAACGAGAGCACCGAGAAGGCTGCAAACGCTCGTGAGCAGTACGCCTATGCCCACCCTGATTACATCGGCGTTCAAGAGGGTTTGAGGGCTGCTGTGGAGATCGAAGAGCGGCTGAAGTGGGAACTGGTCGGCGCGCAATTGAGGGTCGAAGTATGGCGAAGCCAGGAATCGACCAATCGGGCGCAAGACAGGAGCATGCGATGAAGCCGCGTCTCATCATGTTCCGTGGCGTATGGCACTGCGGCATCCGTGTAGGGAAGCGCATGAGGCCGATCATCGGGCTCGGCTTCACGGCGAGGGCCGCATACAAGGCATGGGAGGCGATGCAATGCTGACGGCAGTCAAGCCACCTCGCTGCAAGCACTGCCGTAAGCAGACAGAGAGCATACACCAGCGCATTCATCCAGATTGTGTTGATGCATGGTGGGAGGCGCGTAACGCCAAGCAGCAGGCCAAGAAGGAGAAGGCCGACAGAGCCGACACCAAGGCTCGCAAGGAAGCCATAAAGACGATTCCCCAACTGATCAAGGAGGCTCAAGTTGAGTTCAACGCCTACATCCGCGAGCGGGACAAGGACAAACCGTGCATCAGTTGCGGCATCTGCAATCCGCCCATGATGCCAGGCGGTCAATGGGATGCAGGTCACTTCCTGAGCCGCGGCGCCTATCCCGAGCTTCGCTTTGACGAGGACAACTGCCACAAGCAATGCAAGTCCTGTAACGGGGGCGGCGGGAAGTTTGCCCACAAGGCGAGGACGGTAAGCGAGCAATACGAACGCAACCTGCCAAGGCGTATCGGCCAGGAGCGATTCGAGCGCCTGACCGGTCCGCATGAACTCGTGAAGTGGGACCGCGACACCCTGCGGCAAATTAAGGTCATCTATCGCGCCAAGGTGCGCACTTTGAAGAAGGAAGAGCATGAAATTCCGCAAGAAGCCAGTAGTCATCGACGCTATCCAGTGGTTCCAGCAGGGTGATCATCCAGCGGTAAAGCCTGCAACGAGAGAGCAAGCCGCAGGCCTGACGCCCGGTGTGCCATGGGAAGTCTGCGGCTGGGTCAAGACGCTAGAGGGAGGTCATGTGGTCAACCCCGGCGACTGGATCATCTGCGGCGTCAAGGGCGAACTCTATCCCTGTAAAGACGACATTTTTCAAGCGACCTACGAATCTGCCGAGGAGTGACCCATGAAAGACATCACCAAGATCGCATCTCTCCCCCAAGGTGGAGGCTGCATGGCATCCCTTCCCCCGGAGGTCGTCAAGGCTCCGGAGAAGAAAGAGCCTCAGACGTTCGGTGAATGGCTGGCCCTCAATCCAGAGGCAGCAAAGTGGGAACGTGGCCTGATCAGCCAAATGATTGGGGGCCGTTGGCTGTGAAATCCTGCTCATACATTCTCAAGATGCTGGAAGACGGCAGTTGTCTCACATCCCTGCAAATCGCCAGCGCCACAGGTTTCGACAGGACCAAGGTCATTGCCGACATGCATGCCCTCAAGAAGCGGCATCTCGTGGAATCGCGCGGAACCCGTCCGAAGCAGTACACGATCACGACTGAGGGGTACGCCCACATCAAGCGGGCCGAGTCCGAGACGAAGGCATCCCGAATCTTCGAGGCCTACGGATGTGGTGATGCCCTCACCGCAATGGAGGTCGAAGCCATGACCGGGATCAGCCTTCAGATGGTCCGCAACGTCACCCAGCGTCTACAGGCAAAGGGATTGCTGGACATCATCCTGGAAGAGGGAACGCGGAATGTAAGCCGGGTGATCACCGAGGAAGGTCGGAAACTCATCAAGAAGACCGAGGTGGAATACATCCCGGTCGATGCAGAAACCACGGTTCGGAGAGCAGTCCGCACTAGGTCGGCGCTGGAAATGGTTTGGGGAGCAGCATGACTGAAGACGAAATCCTCAAGATCGCAGAGAGCAAGGCCCGTCCAGGGGAATACGTCGAATCTGTGGTCTACCACGCCATCTATCACGATGGAGCGGGAAAGGTCAGGACGGTGATGGCGAACGGGTATTCGAAGTGCCCAGCCTTCAACTCGCCGCTGACTTATCCACAGATCGATTACACGGAGCGAGGCTAAGGAAAGCTCAAGTCGTGCTCGTTCAAATCCCAATCTGCGATTTCGCCCAGGTCATCTCCGAGATCACCGAATCCGGAATGACCAAGGCTCACCTGGCCAGAAAGCTCAACGTCCCATTCACAACCCTGGACGGATGGGCTAAAGGCTCCCGCCCTTCGTGGCACTACGGCTCAGCCCTCCTCATCGTGCAAAAAGAAATGCGCGAATCACGGGAAGCCGTAACACATGAGGGGAACATTTAGTTCCAATCAAGGTAGTTAGGAGTAGTCATGTCTATCGTGTCCGATATCACTGCTTTGTTCGGGACGCTACGGAATAACGTAGGCGGATTCACGGACGATGCAGAGCGCTACATCACTGCTGCATTGTCCGCTGCGAAGACCGAAGAGGACAGTGCGCAAGCGAAGATAGAGGCAGAGATCGCGCATCTCACATCGCTCGGGTACACGGTGACGAAGACTCCTTGAAGAATGTCTCCGGTTGGAAGTCAGCCTTGCCCGAGCCCTTAACCAGCCCGGGCTTTTTTACAACAGCGAGTTGGTGAAAAGGTATCACGCTGGTCTCCTTAGCCAGAATTCCGGGATCGTGTCCCGGGCTCGCAACCAGAAACCATGAAGAAGAGCAGTAAAGAAGCGCAGAAGGTAGAGATTATCGAGCGCATGAGCGCTGGAGAGTCTTTGCGCGCCATCTGCCGAACCGAAGGATTCCCCGTTCCAAGCGCTGTCATCAAATGGACGACTGAAGATACGGAATTCGGTGAACAGTACGCGAGGGCACAGGAGGCCCGGGCGGATGTCTACTTTGACCGCCTGGATGATGTTTCCGAAGATGCAGTGAGGGCCGAGACTGCGGTTCAGGTCTCCGGGCTGAAGCTGAAATCCGACAACATCAAGTGGCAGCTCGCTCGAATGGCTCCGAAGAAGTACGGCGACAAGCTGGACTTGAACCATGGGGGCACCATGAAACTGGTGTCAGTCGGCAAGGACGACGCCGACCTTTAAGCTCACTGAGCGGCAGACTCAGGCCAACAAGCTGCTGGCATCTGATGCTCAGCACATCATGCTGTTTGGCGGGTCTCGGAGTGGAAAGACCTTCCTCTTGGTCCGCGCCATCGTCATCCGAGCCTTGAAAGCTCCGGGAAGCCGTCACGCGATTCTGAGATTCCGCTTCAACGCTGCCAAGCAGTCTGTGGGGTTGGAGACGCTCCCAAAGGTCATGCAGGTTTGCTTCCCATCGGTGAAGTACACCATCGACAAGTCCGATTGGTACGCGAAGCTCCCGAACGGTTCTGAGATATGGATCGGTGGCCTGGACGACAAGGAGCGTACTGAGAAGATTCTGGGCAAGGAATACGCGACGATCATGCTCAACGAATGCTCCCAAATCTCATGGGCAGCTCGGGGAATCGTGGTTACGCGCCTGGCTCAGAAGTGCGTCGAGCAGGTAGAGGGCAGGGAGGATCGAATCCTCCCCCTCAAGATGTACTACGACGAGAACCCTCCGGACAAGGGGCACTGGTCGTTCAGGGTGTTCGTTCAGGGTGTGGATCCGGAAACCCGTGAACCCATAGCCAACGCGAACACCTTTGCCTATTTCCAGATCAATCCGAAGCACAACGTCGAGAACCTGCCAGACAACTATCTCGATACGCTCAAGGGTCTGTCGGCCCGTCTTCAGAGGCGGTTCCTCGAAGGTGAGTTCAAGGAGGCAGCGCCAAATGCGCTGTTCAGAGAAGATGACATCGACAAATGGCGCGTCTTGGACGCTGCGCTACCTGACTTCCAAAGAATTGTTGTTGCCGTGGATCCATCTGGTAGCGACGACACCGACAACGCGGACAACGATGAGATCGGCATTGCAGTTGCTGCCCTTGGCGTGGACGGGAACGGTTACCTTATCGAAGATCTCACCGTCAAGTCTGGCCCTGCTGGATGGTCTAAGGTCGCGACATCGGCCTTTGAGAGGCACGGCGCTGATCTGATCGTCGGAGAGACGAACTTTGGTGGAGCAATGGTCAGGCAGGTCATCCAGACTGCCCGGCCCAAGACTCCGTTCAAGGCCGTGACGGCATCCCGTGGGAAGGCTGTACGTGCTGAGCCATTCTCCTCGCTGGTGGAACAGGGGAAGATTCGATTCGTCGGTCACTTCCCGAAGCTGGAGGAGGAGCTTTCAGGCTTCACGACCTCCGGATATACCGGAGAGAACAGCCCGAACCGCGCTGACGCATTCGTCTGGGCCATGTCTGAGCTGTTCCCTGGAATGGTTGCTACCAAGAAAGAGCCGAAACCGGCACAATCCGGGCATCGCCACTTCGCAACTGGCGGATGGATGAGGTAATCAAGGGCATCACGCAAAAAGATCATCGAACAGGCAAAGGACCGCTTCAACCGTTGTGAAGAGGCGGAATCGGAGTTCCGTCAGCGGTTCATCGAGGATCTACGCTTTGCCAACGGCGATCCGGATAACGGGTATCAGTGGCCCGACAATATCAAGCAGAGCCGCGACGGTGATTCAAAACCGTGTCTGACGATCAACAAGGTTCGCCAGCACAACCTTCAGATCATCAACGATGCGAAGCAGAACAAGCCGAGCATCAAGACCCTCCCTGTTGACGGGAATGCGGACATCGAGACGGCGAAGATCTTCGATGGGATCGTCAAGCATATCGAGTACAACTCCCATGCCGAGATCGTCTACGACACCGGCACGGAGTTCGCCGTTCAGGGTGGGTTGGGGTACTGGCGGGTTGTCACTGAATACGCCCACGACAACAGCTTCGAGCAGGAAATCTTCCTGCGCCGGGTTAAGAACCCGCTGAACATCTACCTTGATTGCGACATCGAATCAGCCGATGGTGCTGACGCGAAGTACGCATTCGTCTTCGAGGACATGTCGAAGGATGAATTCAAGGCGGCATACCCGGGCGAAGAGGCGAAGTCGATTACATGGCCTGCTGAGCGTGGGAACGACTGGCTGTCCAAGGACAAGATTCGGGTTGCCGAGTACTTCAACAAAACCAACAAGAAAGACACGCTTGTCGCCCATCCCGCGCTCGGCGAGGTGATGCTGAGCGACGTTCCGGCGGACATCCGTAGCTCTATCGAGGAGGATCCGAGCCTCAAGAAGAGGGATGTGATGATTCCGGAGATCACCTGGTACAAGATCGCCGGGGACAAGATCATCGATGAAAAGCCCTGGCCTGGGCGCTACATCCCCATCGTGCGGGTGATCGGCGAAGAGATCGACATCAACGGCAAGATCCATCGGTGCGGGCATACGCGCAACCTCAAGGACGCGCAGCGCATGTACAACTATATGTCGTCTGCCAACGTCGAGTTCATCGCGCTACAGACGAAAACCCCCTACATCGCGGCCATCGAGGCGATTGAAGGGTACGAGGAGGAGTGGCGGCGCGCGAACCACGACAACCTTCCCTATCTGCCGTACAACGCCCTGCGGGAGGATGGCACTCCAATTGAGAAGCCGGCGCGGGAAACTCCTCCTACGGGTGCACAAGCCTATCTCCAGGCGATGACCGTTGCCCAGCAAGAATTGATGATGGCCTCGGGTCAGTATCAGGAGCAGTTCGGCCAGCAATCCAACGCCCAAGCGGGTGTTGCGATCCAGGCTCGCCAGCGGCAGGGGGATCGGGCAACATATCACTTCATCGACAACCTTGCGCGGGCTGTTCGATATACCGGCCGTGTCCTGATCGACCTGATCCCGAAGATCTACGACACCGCGCGAGTCGTGCGAATCATGGGCGAGGATGGCTCCGAGGATTTCGCGCAGATCGACCCGAACCAGCAGCAATCGTTCAGCCAAAAGCCGATGGGTGACAAGATCCTGAACATCTACAACCCCGGTGTTGGCAGATATGACGTGACGACCGAGGTAGGCCCGAACTTCGAGACTCGCCGGCAGGAAGCGTTCAATGCGATGACCCAGATCATGGGCCAGAACAAGGAGCTGATGGGCATTGCTGGTGATCTGCTGTTCAAGGCTGCGGACTTCCCGATGGCTGATGAGCTTGCCGAGCGGATCCACAGGACCATCAATCCGTCGATTCTGGGTGAGGGAGAACCGCCCCAGGTCAAGCAAATGGGCGAGCAGATGCAGCACATGGGCCAGATGGTCGAGCAGTTGTCGCAGACCATTCAGGAACTACAGGCCGGGCAGCAGAAGCGCGAACTCGACATCAAAGCCTATGACGCCGAGACGAAACGGCTTCAGGTTGTTGCGAGTCAGCAGCCCGACCCGATTGACCCTGCGGAACTGGCTGCGATGGCGGCAAAGATCGCGTCGGACGACATCAAGGCGAACATGTTCCCCGCTCCGGAACAGGCGCCTCAGACGCCTGCCGAGCCGCCTGCACAGCCGGACGCTCCCCAGGAGCCGGCAGAGCCTCCGCCTCCTCCTCAGTACATGCTTGACCTGACCGAAGCCCTTCGGGGTGTTGGTGATGCCAGCCGGGAGATGAGCGCAGCAGCGAAGGAAATGAGCAAACCCCGTAAACGGACTATCCAGCGCGACGAGAAGGGAAAACTCGCCGGCTTCATCGAGGAGTAATCAATGGCATCGAGCGCAATCACGATCTACAACAAGGCCAAGCTGAACCTGTTCAATGCAACCGATCTGCTCAACGGCACCGCAGCGAACTGGCGTCTGGCGCTGGTCACTTCGAGCTACACCCCCAGTGCGGGGGATGCTGGACACGAGGTGTGGGCGGATGTCTCGGCGAATGAGATTGCCGCTGCGAACGGCTATGCGGCCGGCGGTGGTGCTCTGACCTCGGTGGCGCTTTCCGGGCCTGCCTCGGGCGTTATCAAGTTCACGTCTGCGGCTTTCGTCTGGACCGCTTCTGGTGGTTCGATTGCTGCATGGCGGTATGGGGTTCTCTATTACCTCGGCACGCTGAACTCCAAGGTCAACCCCCTCTTGGGGTATTTCACTGGGGACAGCACCCCCGCAGACATCCCGGCCACGACCATCGGGAATACGTTGACGTTCACGCCGAACGCTTCCGGCATCCTCACGGCCTCGTAATCATGGCGTGGACGTGGAATCTGTTCCGGGACATCCCCCAGAACACCTACGGTGCTGCTGGTAGCCCTCGGACGATCACTGCGACCATTCCCTCGGGGATGGCACATCCGCTGGAGGCTATCCGGCTGACGATGACGCGCCCGACAGGGGGATTCCCTGTAGGCGGGATCTACACGGCAACGCTGACCTACCCTGATGGGAGTTCAAGCGGCGTGACGTTCGGTGGTGGTGATCTTCTGATGCGTGACGGGATCACGCCATTGACCCAGTCTGAAGCGATGTGGACGCATCCTGCGGGCGTTTTCCCGCCTGGAACGCTGTCCATGGTTTTCTCCAACGACAAAGCGGTCACGACGGCTATTCAACTGCTTTGGGGCTATTCGAGCTAAGCCATGTCGGGCTCGTTCGTCCAGAAGGCTACAGCGCACGGTTCTGCTGTAACGTCGATCACCACGGTCGGGATGAACACCACGACCGGGAATACGGTCGCGGTCAGCATCGGCTCTGGACCTGACTTCACGAGCCTGACGGAAAACGGCTCTGGCAATACGCAGACTGCGATTGCATCGCCTTCGCTGTCGGGGCTGACGCTTAGCACCTACTGCTACCAGAACATCAACGGCAAGAGCGGGCACACGTTCACGGCGAACTTCTCGCCGGCCGACTATGTGTCCATGACGGCCAGCGAGTTGACCGGGGTTACAGCCTCGTCACTCGATACCGGCTCGGTTGCTTCGGGGTCTGACACAACGTCACCCTACACGGTGACCTCGGGGACGTTCGCACAGGCTGATGAAATCGTCATCCTGTTCAACGAGCCGTATGCGGGCGGGACATCGACGTTCTCGGAGTCCACCGGGTTCACGTCCATCGGTGGCGAGAACGATAACAACAACTACTGCGGAAACTGGCAGTGGTACAAGAACATCAGCAGCACATCGGCCCTGACGCCGAGCGTGACGGACTCCACCGGCACCGGCTATACCGGCATGCTGTTGGTGGTTGCCGGGTTCAAGTCTGCGAGTAGTGGAACGAGCGTCAGCCCAGGAAATGCGGCGATTACGCTGTCTGGTCCGGCTCCGACGATTGCACAGACAGCGAACCAGTCAGTTTCCCCCGCTCAGGCGACGGTAACGCTGAATGGTCCTGCCCCGACCATAACGCTCAACCAGATTGTTTCGCCGGCCAATGCGGCTATATCGCTGACGGGACCGGCTCCGAGCCTGGCGCAGACGGCGAATCAGGCTGTTAGCCCTGGTGTCGCCGCGCTGAGTCTTTCGGGACCGGCTCCGACGATCACGCAGGCATCGGGAAGCGTCAATGTCTCACCGAATCCCGGAACGCTCACGATCACTGGATATGCGCCTGGTATAGGGCAGAGCATCAATACGGGGGGAGGGGTGTTCTATCCCCCTGGGACATGGCACAAGACAAAGCGAAAAGTCGAGGAACTGGCGGAAGAAACTCCGCAGATTGCTGGTCCAAATACGCCCGAAGTGATTAAAATCCGGGCACCTGAACTCTTTAGCTTGCAGGACATCCTGCGCAAAGAGAAAAAGCCCTCAAAGCCCAAGAAGGTGTCAAAGCCTATCGAGGATGACGAGGAAGACGATGAACTGATGCTTTTGCTGTAGGAGCACACAAGGCCATATCCCGGAATTCTTCAGGACCTCGGATCGACCAATTCGATTCAGGGGATGTACATCATCAAGCAGGTCCTGACCCCCACTGCTGTAGGTGCGAACACCTCGTCTGAGCAGACCTTCACCGTTCCCGGCGTCCAAGTCGGTGATTCGGTCGATATCAACAAAGCCTCCCATCAAACCGGCCTTGCCATCGGCAATGTCCGCGTCTCGGCTGCGAACACCCTCGCGATCCAGTACGTGAACACCACGGCCGGGTCGATCACTCCCACGAGCGAGCAATACATCATCGGCGGTTCGCGCTGATGAGGATCAACCGTACCGGCGAGGTTCACCGGGCCAAATTCATCCTTGAGGATGCGCGATGTCTGAAGAAGTAGTGACCGAAGTTCCGACCGAAGTCCAAGACGCTACGCCAGCGACCACGGCGCAAGAGCCCGTTGAATCCGTTCAGCAGTCGGGCACTGAACAAGCGACTGAGAAGCCTGTCGAGCAGCCCAAGCCTAAAAGCGATTGGGTCCAACGGCGGATTGATCAGTTGGTCAAGGAGAAGCACGAAGCAACCCGGCGCGCAGAGGATGCCGAGTCCCGCCTTCGCCAGTCCGAGACTCCTACCGAACCGGCGCAACAGTCCATGTCGCGCACGGAGATCGAGAAGGCTGCGGAACAACTGGTGAAACAGAGGGAGTTCGATTCCGCCTGCAACAAGGTTTTCGAGGCCGGCAAGAGCGAGTTTTCTGATTTCGAGGACAGCCTGAAGACGTTTTCGATGCTCGGGGGCGCACCCCGTGACTTTCTGGAGACTCTCACGGCCCTCGACAACGGGCACAAGGTCTTGCGTCACCTCGGGAACAACCCCGAACTCGCCGAGAAACTGCTGAATCTCTCTCCTGTTAAGCAAGCCGTCGAACTGGCGAAACTGGACAACAGTCTCGCATCGCAAGTGAAGACGCAGACGAAGGCGCCCCCGCCGATCAATCCCCTTGGTGGCAAATCCGTCTCGGTCGATCCGAGCGAGTTCAAGACCACGGCGGAATACATCGAGTGGCGCCGCAAGCAGAAACAGCGTTAACTACTTTTTTGAACAGGAATCCAAAGGGCCAATACTCTTCTCACCCCGACCGTCATCCTCGATGAATCGCTGATGATTCTCGAGAACAACCTTGTTGCAGCCGGCAAGATCAATCGTCAATATGACGACAAGTTCGCCCGCACAGGTGCCAAGGTTGGCTACACCGTCAACGCTCGCAAGCCGAACCGCTTCGTGGGTACGACGGGCGCAGCACTGAACCTCGAAAACATCACGGAAGGTTCTGTTCCGATCACGCTGGACACGCAGTTCCACGTCGATTTCACCTTCTCGTCTGCCGATCTCACCATGATCGTTGACGAGTTCTCTGATCGCTATCTGAAGCCTGCCATGGCGGCGATTGCGAACAAGATCGACTATGACGTGTGCTCGCAGGTCTACAACGTGGCGAACACCACTGGAACCGCAGGCAGCACGCCGAACGACATCCTGGCGCTCCTGACGGCCGGTCAGAAGATGGACTACGAAGCCGCCCCCCGGGATGGTCAGCGTTCCGTCGTCTGGGATCCGGCGACGAATGCCTCGATGGTGAAATCTGCGGCGGGCTTGTTCAACAACCCGACGAAGATCTCGGAGCAGTACGGCACTGGTGTGTTCGTCCCCGCCCTTGGCTTCGACATCGGCATGGACCAGAACATCAAGACGCTGACGACCGGCACCCGTACCAACGGCACGGTCAACGGTGCTTCGCAGACTGGTTCGACGCTGGCGATCACGGGCCTCGGTGCCAACGCCACGGTCAGCGCTGGTGACGTGTTCACGATTGCTGCTGTCAACGCTGTGAATCCGCAGAACCGCCAGTCCACTGGCTACCTGCGGCAGTTCACGGTGACCGCTGCGGGAACCGCGAACGGCTCGGGTCAGCTCACTGTGTCGATCTTCCCGCCGATCAACACCGTCGCGTCGAATCAGCAGTACCAGACCGTCGATGCTGGCCCGGCCAGCGGTGCTGCTGTGACCTGGGACACCGCCGCTTCGACGACCTACACGGCCAACATGGCTTTCCACAAGGATGCGTTCGTCCTGGCGACCGCTGACCTGGAAGACATGAGCCAGTACGGTGCATGGGGTGCTCGTCGCTCGCACAAGGGCTTCTCGATGCGGATCACCCGTCAATACGCAATCGGCACCGACACCGTTCCGTGCCGGATTGACGTGCTGTACGGCATCCGTCCGATCTATCCGGAACTTGCCTGCCGGATCATCCGCTAAGGCCCATGGCCCCCGCTTCGGCGGGGGTCTCCTATGGAGAGAGCATGTATATCTATCAGGAATTCCCGAAGATGAAGTACCACGAAAGCGGGTCGTACTGCATCGTGGACGGCAAGGAAGCCGAGGATGCGCTTGGCGAGGGTTGGCATGATCTTCCGCTGGATCAGCAGACGATCCTGACCCGCGAGGACCTCGAAGGGAAGGCGAATGCCTTGGGGATCAAGCTTGATAAGCGGTGGTCTGATTCCACGCTGAAATCGAAGATTGACGAGGCCCAAGGTCAACCGCAGTCGACTTAATCACCCTGGCGCTGAAGGACATCGGCGCTTTGGGTATTGGGCAGTCCATCGGACCCGATGACACGGCGGATGCGCTGGCGACGCTAAATATGATGTTGGGGCACTGGCAGGCCGAACGCCTGAGTGTCTATCACCTGGTCGATACGGCGAAGACGGCCACAGGGGCTCTTTCCTACAGCGTTGGGATTGGCGGTGACTTCAACGTCACCAGGCCAATGAAGATCGAATCCGCCTTCGCTCGACTGTCTCAAGGTAATGGGTTGTGGACGGACTTTCCTTGCCGTGTGCTCGAAGCCCGGGAGGACTACAACCAAATCACGGTCAAGCAGCTTTCTTCCCTGCCTGATACGGTCTACTACGATGCTGGCTATCCATTGGGGACGGTGTACTTCTACCCCGTGCCGAACAGCTCGTATGAGCTTCATATCACGACAATGGAGACGCTGCCGCAGTTCTCTGCACCTGGGACGGCGATCAATCTCCCCCCGGTCTACACCGCAGCGATCCGGTATAACCTCGCGCTCTACATCGCGCCCTCCTACCAGCTGGAGCCGACGCCGACGCTCAAGGG